TGCATCATGGCCGCCCATTCACTAAGAGTGGGCAGCCGAACAGGGCCAGATGGGGCAGGAAGGAGTGCGGGTGGAGGTTGCGCTGCAGTGAGTGGTGTAAAGAGTGGATTGGTGCGACGCCGAGCACGCACCTTGTCGCCAAAAGTGGCGACGGCACTAGCAAGTGGACCCAGCCCCGGGACGGCTAAGTTCAATGCTGGTGATACGGTTTTAATGGCACCGCTGATGACGTCCCACATCTTGCCAAGATCGTTGTAATCCGCGGGATAAGCATCTTTCATCTCACGATTGAGAGCAAAGTACGTATTTAACGCACGCGGATCAAACGGAGGGCTCAGTTTCAACTGGGGCGTCAATGCAGAGGAAGGGGCCATCTGCATTTCGATACCATATCGGAAAAAGAAGGTGTAGCTGGTCTGGGGTGACAAATTGCGCGCCGACACCTGGGCGCAGTTGGTGGACATCAAGTCGACCACAGCATCACCTTGGATTACTGAAGTAGAAGGGTTGAGAGTCGTCGACAACACTGCAGGAAACGGATAATTGGCCTGGAAAGTCAGTGGAATACCAACTATCGCAGTGTTGGCGCCGATGGTAACGCCCGAAAGCACACCGATGACCTTTTCAGGTCCGCACCACTCCTGTACAGTCTCCGTGAGTTTGAGTGGCACGTATGCTCCATCGCGAGAGCGACCCAGCATTGCGTTCGGCATGTTCTGCGAGCGAGAGAAAGAAGGACCCATCAGAGGCTCAGAATAATACTTCAGTGGGACAGTGGACACGGCGTTGGGACCAGACAAAAATGAGTGGGTGGTTTGTGCGACGAGGGGTGTTTGTGCTACCACGATGGTACCTTGGTTGGCAAGGTCGGGACCATCTTGGTAAATCGTGACTCCAGCGTAGGCGAGACGCCAACGTTGAGCCAAACCCAACCAGGTGGCCAGCAAGGCATCGCTAGTAGGCATGCCGCCACCTTGAATAAGTTGGGTGTTCCACATATTGCTGAGCTGAGCAATACCGTTTTCAGGGCAAATGACATTACCGTCATTACCTTGCCAAAAAGCAAAGTAATAAGGGTGTGGCAGGACGGTCATGTCGAAAGACCAAGTGTTCGTTGAACTGGTACGCAGTGTGAAAGTGGACTGGTAGTTCATACAAACGCTCGGAACTGAACTGTGATCAGGGATGCCTCGCACTTCTGTAAGTGGGTCGGAAGGATGTAGTGCTTTAATGCACCAATCAGCACCAGTGGAGGTATCACCAAATAGAGCGCCTGCGAGTTTCTGCTCCAGGACTCCTTTGAGGGCTTGAGACATTTCACTACTTGAGTGACAGCGAGAGTGAAGGTTTATCGCTGGACTGCGCACCGCGGGGTTGTCACACCCGTATGCCTCGGCATGCGCTGCGGGATCGCCTACAAGATTACTCGTAGTCTTGGGCCAACATCGTGAAGAGTGGATGCTCCAAGAAAGTGAACAGGGGAGCCTGACGAATCCAACCTTCCACGTGTTCGAAGTCAACTTGTCCAAAGCCGTAACGCTCTTCTAATTGAGGGAAAGGATCCAAAAGCTCAGCTGCTGTTCCCTCAATCATGAACTCAATCTGCCGACGAGCGGTTGGAGTTCCTTCGCGGGCGAAACGGGCGCAGTATGCGCGTATAAGTGGTACCTGGGCATATTGGCGATAAGTTGCAGCCAAGCCAGCTGCATATCGCGCAACGCCTTCTTCAAGACTACGAGTTTGGTACATGTCACGGGGGTTCCGAATTGCTTTTCCCATTTTCAGGAAACGGGAAGGCAAAGGACCCCACACCCAATGATGGTCAACCATCCGGTAGAAGGTGCCTTTGAGAAACTCAACTTGGTCGACAGAAGTGGTAACTTTCAACTTGAGTCCAAAACCAAGTGCTAGCGACCTCTCTACCAGCTGGTGTGGATCAGGATCACCCTCAAAATAACGGGTGACAAAGCGCAACAGAGTGGGAATAAGCAACGCCCAAATGCATACGTTGACACAACTATTGCCCAATGTTGTGTCTGGACCACCGGTGTCGCGCATCGCACGATGGTTTCTGTGAATACGCATGCGACCGTGTTTGGCATTTACGACATAGGTGGCACGACTGAGTTGACGAAGCAACGCCACAATTTCAAGTGAGCAACCCAGGCCTAGCAAAATGTCGTACTCACACTCAAGGACTTCCTCACCTTGAGCTTGGTCGAATGAGCTGAAGTCTCCTTGAAGGAATAACACTCGGCCGTGGTGGTTGACAGCAACAACGGAGTCATCACCTACCACAAGACACACTACCGAGCCATCAGCACGATCGTCGACTGTGCTCACTAAATCACCCAACCGGCGGTCAGTGAGCCCCGTGCCAAACACCGGAACAAAGGTCACGTTCCCAAACTGCAAAGTATGAACTACATACTCAGCTTCTCCATCCCACGCATTATGGAGACGCCGAGTGCATTCGCGTATGGTGGGGCCAGCCCATGCCTGGATGAGTGGATCGACTGAAGCTATTGTGCGGGCCTTAAAATTGGTCGAAGGACGGACAAGGTGTTCGTCCAGTTTAAGGCGGAGCTCTGTAACACGCGCACAATTATCAGCCAAAGTGGGACGCCGCCGATCAAATTCAGCCAACACCTGGGTCATCTGGCGGCGCTTGGGCATGTCAAAGTGTTCCAACCAATCGCGAACGAGATCAGGGTCACGAGGGTCAATGGGTGCGTCTGGAGGTGCCATCAGATTGGCGAGGTCATGCTCACGGAACTTGGCAAAAATCTCTTGTTGTCCAGGGTAGTCCGAGTGAGCCGCAAGAATGCGCTCTTCGACAGCGAGGACCATCTGAGCACCGTTGTTGCTAGCAGCATACAACGGCACATTGACCGGAAGGAAGTAACAAGTGTCCCCTCCAGCCAAGGAAACGTCGTCCTCGAGTCCAAAGTCTTTCTCGAACTGCAAGAGATGACACCGGGTTTTCGGCGCTGTGACTCGCCCGGTGCGGCGTCTTGGCACCCACGCGTCAAGCGGGGAAAACGGAGTCGCTCCCGCATTGAAGCAATCAACGTCAGTAGGTGCCACAAACTGGTCGTCATGCATGACCATCTTCCAATCAACCCAACGCGAATGGCGGGAACGGTCCAAAACCGCCGAGTTCCACCGCCAATGCGTGTAGACGCGCGCCATGAATGCTAGTGGCCACGCCCAAATGGGTAGCCAAAAGGTCGCAACACCACTCAAATGCCATGCTGCTGCTCCATAGCTACCCACGCGTGTCTCTGCCAAAGCGTTCACAACCGCACCACCTGGGATCAAATTCACAACCTCTTCAAAGACAACGCCACCCAGGAGGTTCAGTGGGACCAAGGGACGAATGAGACGAGTGAGTGCATTCGCAGCATACCGCAATCCCCCATGGACTGCGTGGTTTGGCAACAAATTAGCCACAACAGCACTCACAATGTAGGGCCACGATGGTGGTAACCTAAATAGCGGCAGCACCACACGCCATAAGAAAACGGCAACAATTGCATACAAAAGGCAGCGCAGTAACCACCTTGCCTGCTGCCATGTCAAGCCTCGGCCGCTCTCTGGCATGTCGTATGCCACCGCCGCGCGGCGTACAGCGCGAGCATTCTCACTAGTGTGTACTGTAAGGTGCACCATGGCAGCTTCTTGTTCGTAACAAGCGTCTTCCCAAGCTGCCAGGGTGTGCAGCGCCAGCTCACTAGAGGCACGTGCGGGGAACAGTTGACAAAACAAAGCGGCTTGTTTGCGCAAAGCATCACTGGCGAACCGCTGATAGTTCACCATTGACCAGGAAGTCAGGCGATGCTGCCGCAACCAAGCGAGAAGACTATGATACAACATTGTGTCAACCACTTCCTCGACCGAACCTCTTAGCCAGCAACACAGCTGCGTAAGGGAGAGGGAGAATGCTGCTCCACCAATGTAGCACGCGAGTCAGGCGTGGTGGGGCGATGCGGACCTTAGTGAGGCCCACATCAGGGGGTCGATTCGGATCTGGCGGTCGCATATCTGAGCGACTGAACAGGACAATTTGCTCTTGCCCATAAACCTTCAAGGGCGCCCAACAGAAATTGTCCGCAGAGCCAGGAATCCGAAGCCAGTCGAGTGGATCATGAACAGGGAATTCTGGTGATTGAGCATCAGGACGCGCATGTATGCGGTTAGAATCGTCGCGATACCACGCGCCCTCCTGATACCGGTCACCAAACTTCCCATTCAACAAAGGACCAACCCACACAACGTGGCGCATGGTGGGTGAGCGGTACTGCTCCTCGACGAAAGTGCGTAGAGACAATTGACCGGCCGCGAACACGTCTTGCATGAAGACACACTCACGCCTGAATGCCGGATCAAGTGGTGGAACTGGAACGCCCGCGCGAGCAATGTCGGTAGGCTCGACCATTGGGCGCAGCACTTCCAGATGGTGGGTACGCGCATAAACACAAGCACTAACCAGGTTCAATTCACGTTGGCTAGTGTAAGCCAATGTCAGCGAATTGGGCCTAAGAGCGGCAAAGATGAACCTGAAAGCTTTAATGTTCGCCCACTTACGCATAGCGGCCGACAAAGCATGCGTATTTTCGGTGGCTTGAGGATCCACACGAAAGCTCACTTGGTGAGCGGTTAAATACGTTGCATCGACTGTCGGTCCAATCACAACCTGTTTTCGCTCAAAAGCTGCTGCGTCAGCTTCTAGCGATAACACTGGACGCCCCGGCATACCCGCTCGCGCTACTGCAACCGTACGGCGACGCATCCGCTGGATGTTCGCCCGTAGGGCCGCAAGCAACGCTGGCGGTTGCCCATTTGCACCGGTTAACGGTGGGGGAGGTGGGGCAGTGAGAGGGATGCGTCCAAGACGCAGGGGTCGTGGTGGGGGAGGTGGTGGTGGTGGAGGGATTGGGGCTTGGGGTGCGCCAGCACCAGTCGGAACCCTACCTGGGGCTCCAGCAACTGGTACTTGCGCACCGATCGCTCTCGTGTGTCGTATGACGTGAAGGTTGCGAGAGCGCATGATGTTTCTGTTACGATACTGCCGAAACGGTTTGACCCGCCCAGAAAC